GTCCTTCTGGATTACCATAAATATAACCAATAGATAATACCATATCATTAAAATTATCATCGTAATGACTATTACATTCACTAAATTGTAATTCATCGATATCCTTAATGGATATGCAATATTTATCTTTACCAATATATATTTCTTTAGAGACAAACAATAGATAATTATATAAATTTTCATCTAATAATTCGCGATATGGTTCCAATTCATCTTTATTATATGGTTTTTTAATCATTTTGAAATTATTTAGCATTAGTGTTTGTAAATTATGCCAATTTATACTATTATCTGGATTAATAATATAAATTTGTTTCTGTGGGACTTTTAATACTGATATTAAATAATTTTCCAAACTATCAATCTCTTTTAATATCCCATTATTATAACTCCAAACTTTATAATCTAATAAATCAAAATAAAATTCTTCTTTATTTATAACATTAAAAAATACAAAAATGGGCATTTTTATATTATATTCTGTATTTTTATATTTGTGCGACCCGCAATTCAGAAACGGTCTTACCGTTTCTATTGGCTTCGCCAAAAGATGTTCGGACGCTCTTTTGGTCAAATCCTTGCGGATTTGCTGTGATAAATGCTTCGCATTTATCAAGGTCCGTGAAGATTCAAAAACCGTTTTCGAATCGCCCGAGACACATTTTATAATATCATTATAATCTGGAAATATATTAATATCAATCATAATAAGGCTGTCATTAATATAAAAACACGATGATACTGTGGTGAGATATTCGCGCAATATAGAAGGGATATTATGTTGTTTTACTTTCATCATATTATCAAATATATCAAGATTATATGGTTCGGTATTAATAGTGTTATTTTTATTATATTGTTTATATTCTTCAATCTTAGCGATAAGAAACTGTTTATATTCTTGCATTATAATTATATAATTATTTTGTCTTTATTTAATAAGTAATAAAAATTGATAAGTAATAAATATTATTAATATTCATTAAAAACACAGTAATGTATTTTTAATAAAAATTGATTATTAAATATTATATAAAGATTTCTACTATATATCAATAAGTATGTCATTAAAATCAAAGTTTTACAACGAGGATGTTAAAAATATCAAAGAAATTAGCTTTGGTATATATACAAACGACATGATAAAGAAATATTCTGCTGTTCGAAATGACCCCTTTGGTATTAATGTACCAGATTCATATGATAATTATGAACCAAAAAAAGGTGGTCTAGTTGATTTGCGTCTGGGAAGTTGCGATATCTATTTAAATTGCACTACTTGTGGGATGAATTCGATGGATTGCGAGGGTCATTTTGGTCATACCGAATTGGCTGAACCAGTCTTTCATTTTGGTTTTCTGAATCATCTCATTACAATTATGAAGTGCATTTGTCTAAAATGTTCTAATATTTTGATTGAGAGAACAGAAGAAAATCTTAAACGATTTGCCAATAAACCCGGCAAATATCGATTTAAGGAAATCAAAGAAATGGTCAAGAATATTAATTATTGTAATGTTTGCGGAACACCAGTTCCAAAAATTAAGAAAGAAGTAAAAGAAACAAGTGCATCAATTAGAATTGTTCTTGAGAAAGAAGTTGGTACATCCAATGTAGATGAGGCAACAGGTGATACAATGGAAGGGACAAAGATTGTTCGCGATTATTTGTCTCCTCGTATGTGTTATCACATTCTCCGTAATATGTCGGATATGGATGCTTATCTCCTTGGATTCAATGTCAACGAATCTAGACCCGAAGATATGATTCTCACACGATTTCCCGTTCCACCAGTTATTATCCGTCCCACTGCCAAGATTGATTTTATGGCGTCATCTACTCATGAGGATTCTCTTACTCTGAAAATTGCGGATATTATTAATAGTAATATTCGTGTTAGGAATGAGATGAATAAAGATTCAGCGGGATTGAATGATGCCATTACTCTACTCCAATATAATGTCGCTACATTTTTTGATAATGATAGCGCATCATTGCCCAAATCAGAATTTAAAACAGGTGGGCGTGTTATCAATTCAATCTCTGACCGCATTAAGGGGAAGGAGGGTAGAATGCGTCTAAATATTATGGGTAAACGTGTCGATTATTCGGCTCGTAGTGTTATTACAAGTGATCCATATATTGATATTGATATGGTTGGTATACCTCTTCGTGTAGCAAAAGATTTGACGATTCCAGAAGAAGTTACACCAATGAATATTAAACATCTTACTCATCTGGTGATGAATGGTCGTGATGCATATCCAGGTGCAAATTATGTGTATAAAAACACATCAGTAAATGGAAAAACAATAACACAACGAATTGACCTCAGATATAGAAAAGCAAATATTAAACTTCAATATGGTGATATTGTTGAACGCCACGTTGTAAATGGCGACTATGTACTATTTAACCGTCAGCCCACTCTACACAAACCCTCTATGATGGGTCATCGTGTACACGTATTGGAGCGAGACGATAGCAACACACTGCGTATGAATGTATCGGTGTGTAAACCATATAATGCTGATTTCGATAAACTCACTGTCGAAAACATGGGGCGTTAAAAGCGTGCAACCCCATAGTAATTAACTTTCATATTCATTTCAAAAACTATCAAAGTAGTTTAAAAAATTAACTGCCATATATATTAATGGAAAATAATATTGATACCAGCCTCAAGTCTGTTATTCTAACTGATGAATCAAAAAGATATTGTGAAATATATAAAATCATAAATAAGATTGATAATAAATTATATGTAGGTCAAGCTGTATCTCATATATTGAACCATAAGAAATATAGACCTTATGGTATGGAAAGAAGATTTGCTTGCCACGTAAGCGAAGCATTTTCTACTAAAAAAAATCAATCACAATATCTAAATAATGCTATTAAAAAATATGGACCTGATAATTTTAAAGTGGAACTCATTCGAGTATGCCCAATTGCTGATGCTGAACATATTGAAAAAGAAGAAATCATTAAAAATAACTCCCTCTTTCCAAACGGATATAATTTAAATACTGGTGGTAAACAATTTGCTCATACTGATGAAAGCAAAAAAAGAGTTTCAACTGGTGTGATGAATTATAGTAAGGATAAAAAAATAGAAAGATTTGCGGAAGTTATTATTGAACAAAATGAAGATATTAAAAAATATATCCATCCACTTAATCGTGAAGGCGAACAATATGGATGGTATGTACTTGTTCAGAAAAAGAAAGCAGATTTTGGCGGAGTCCATATTTCTCTTGATGATAGCTACGACATGGCAGTCGATTTTTTAAATACAATTAAGAATAAAAATAATACGATAATTACAAATGAAAGTTAATTGCAAAACACCTTGTTGCGGGAAGTTCCTTAGAGCTCATACTACCACTCTTTATTAGAAATAGTAAAGAGGACCTCGGTTAATAGCCGAACCCAATGGTAATAATGTATGAGATTGGATAATCCGCAGTGCAGTTCCTTCCCTTCGTTATGCAAGAAGAATGGAGCGCATTCAGAGACTGAACGGGTGTTGGTCATAAATGATGGTCTAGCAAACCTGATATGGCTTAAGATACAGTCCACCCCCACTGGAAACTTTGGGGAACATTTCGCATTTTAGATGTAAAAATAGTGTATTTAAAATATTACACTAATTACACGTAAAATTACATCTAATTTGAAACGGGTGACGAAATGAACGTGCATTTAGCGCAGTCTATCCAGGCTCGTAATGAGCTAGAAATGATTGCAAACGTTAAATATCAAATTATTGCAGCCAAAGATTCAAATCCAATTATTGGTTGCGTACAGGATTCACTATCCGGTGCATATATGCTTTCGATGGATGAAAATATCCCATATGAAATTGCATCAAATTTACTATGTAATACCAGTAGTACTACCAAACAAGAAATGTCCAAAGGCGAAGATCTAACTGGTCGCATGGTATTTAGCCACATTATTCCAAGTGGTATTAATTCCACCGTTAAAAAGGGTGGTAATGTCATATTCCAAATCAAAAATGGTGAACTAGTTGATGGTCTTCTTGATAAATCACAGCTTTCCACCAAGAAAAACAGTATTATTCACTACATTTGGGACAAGTATGGTCCAACCCATACACAACATTTTATCGATGACACACAGCGTCTGGTACTAAACTACCTCCTTAATAAGGGTCTGACGGTTGGTCTCAAAGATACATTCATTCCAGATAACCTTACAAAGGAAATCAAAGAAATCATTCACACAAAGATTATTTCAGCGAATCATCGTTTGACTCAATTTGAGAATGATAATGATAAGATTGTACCGGAAATGGGTGAAGGGATTATGAATATGGACCTTAATACGGTTAGTTCGAATGTTGGTAAAATGATTATGGACGTGCTTGATAAAAATAATGGCTTCAATATTCTTGTGTCTTCGGGTGCGAAGGGCAGTGCCCTCAACGTCACCCAGATTGCCGGGTGTCTCGGTCAAGTAGTTATTGAAGGTCAACGTATTAAAAAGCGCGTAGCAGGTCGTACTTTGCCAATTTTCCATCAAAACGATGATACCCCTGAAGCACGTGGATTTGTGCCATCTAGTTTCTTGGATGGGTTGAAGGGACACGAATTCTTTTTCCATACGATGGGTGGTCGGGAGGGTCTTATCGACACTGCAATCAAAACAGCCGAAACAGGATATATTCAGCGCAAGTGCATCAAGTTTATGGAAGATTTAATGGTAAACTATGAAGGTATTATTAGAACGGCAAATGGTATTTTGGTTCAATATCTTTATGGTGAAAGTGGAATTGACCAACAAAAACAAACCCAAGTCAAGATTAATCTGATGAATATGAACAATGAAGCAATTAAAAAAGCATTTGTTTTTACAGATGATGAAAAGAAATATCTGGAGAAACATTACAAGACAGATATTGATAAATTTAATAAGAAAACATATGATACAATGATTGATATGCGTGATAAGCTCCGTAATTTTTATACTCGGGCAACTGGTAATTATAAGGTTATTGAGGACAATTTTATGCTTCCCATTAACTTGTTGCGTATTACACAAGAGTTGAATGGTAAGGATGAAATGGCAATCAATCCACAATACATAATGGATGCGATTGATAATATGTTATATGACTATGATGAGCGTTTTATTACTGTTATGAAAAAAAATTCTAAATTGCTCCGTGAAGATGATAAAGCATATAAATTTCTTCTTAGATTGGCACTTTATGAATACATATCGCCAAAGAGTTGTATTGTGAATTATAAATTGAACAAGGCTCAGTTTGATAAGCTAATTGAGGACATTCGCGTCCACATTGCTCGTTCGTTGGTAGAGCCCGGAGAAATGGTGGGTGTTGTGGCTGCGCAGTCGATCGGTGAGCCAACCTCTCAAATGTCGTGCTATTTTAGCACTAAAATTAGATTATTATTAAAATCCAAATCTACCGGTAAAATTGGCTTAAAAACAGTTCAGATTGGTAAATTATGCGATTCAATTATAAATAATAATCCAGACCTAACATACAGCACCGGACACATTAATAGTGTTGAAACTGATTTAGATTCTTTAGATTATGAATATTATATTGTCGGAGTAGATGGAAAGGAAAAGACTCATTGGAATAAGATTTCACACATCAGTCGCCATCCAGTAAATGGTGATTTAATGAAAGTTATAACAAAGAGTGGCAGGACAGTTACCACTACCCTGAGTCATTCACATCTTATTAGGAAGAACAATACAGTTGTCCCAATTACTGGCGCAGAATTAAAACTTAAAATGCGTATCCCTGTTGCTAGACATATTGATAACACCTTTGTTAATCATACAATTAAAATAAATAGATTTGTGTATAAACTTGACTATTTGTTTGGCTGGTTCATCGGTGCTTATTTGGCGGAGGGTAATATTTCAAATAATAATATCAATATTACAAATATTTCACAACATTTTATCAATAATACAAAAAAATTTGCAAAGCGATTTGATAAAGATGTGAAAGTTAGATACTATCGAGGACAATTTGGACCCAGTACATCAACAAACTTTAGCCATAGAGAATTAGCAGAATTTATGCTTGATAAGATGGGCACTGGTTCATTCGTCAAGCGTGTACCTGATTTTGCATTCACTGCACCAAATGAGTTTAAAGCCGGTTTAATTCAGGCATATATTGATGGAGACGGAAACTTTCAATCCGATAAAACACGTAATCAAATCCGTGTATGCAGCCGAAGTGAAGACCTTATCACCGATATTGCAATGTTATTAACTTATTTTGATATCTTTGGCTCAGTTAAGAAACAAATGGTTAAAGGTATGCCATTATATAACTTGTCAATGTCTGCACGTTATGGTCCATTATATAAGGAAAAGATTGGAACACTCTTGCACGAAGACAAATTGAATAATATTGTTGAATATACAATGCGCAAAGATATTCATAATCTTTCAGATGATATTGATAGAATTAATGGATTGGGTGAATTAATTGCTTATTGTGGCAAGACACTTAAATTACCAGGACAAAGTAGAACATATAGACGATGGATAAAGAAGGAAGCAATTGGTAGACGTACCTTGGAAAAATATATTACTGATTTTGAAAACCATCCAGATGCCAAGAATATTATGAATGAATTGGAATTATTAAAACAAGCCAGGGATTCAGGTGTTATTTGGGACGAGATTGTTGCTATCGAGAAATATACACCGGACCAAACTGAATATGTTTATGATTTTACCGTTCCAGGTAATCAAACATTTATGATTAACAATGGTATATTGGTCCACAATACTCTAAATACCAAGCACTTTGCTGGTGTGGCTGGTAAGGGCTCGGCAAATAGCGGTGTACCCAGAATTAAAGAAATTATGAGCTATAGTAAGAGTATCAAGACACCTCAAACATTTGTGTACTTTGATGATAAATATAATACGAGCAAGTCGGATACCAATATGATTGCTTCCTATTTCAAGCATCTTACTATTAAGGAATTGATTGAAAGCGCTGAAATATATTATAGTATGGATGGAAGGGATGACTTATCCGCTATTTTGGCACAAGATAATACAACCAATCCATTCTATGTCAACAATGCAAAGGATAGCATTAAATCATTACCATTCGTTATTCGTCTCAAGATGAATCTCGAAAAGATGATGGACAAGGAAACAACTTTATTGGATATCAAGACGAAATTCATTACTTATTGGTACAAGAACTTTTCCAATCTCAAGACAGTTAAGAAACAACATAAAGAGATTTTATTGAATGTTGACCGTCTTGCTATCCTTAGTAATAATGATAATATAATTCATATTAGATTCCGTCTCAATGATTTCAACTACACAATGCTTACATCATTCCTTGATATGATTCTTAATGTTATTACACTGAAGGGTATTGATAATATTGCAAATGTTGCACAAAATCAAGAACGTAGAATGATTGCAAATAGCGAGGGTGATATGGTTGTTGAGAAGGAATATGTAGCCACAACAGATGGTATTAACTTGGATGGTATATTGATGCTCAAGGGTATTAATCATACAAGGACTCGTATTAATGATATTGAAACGGTTTATAAGAGATACGGTGTTGAGGCAGCACGTAATATTATCATTAATGAACTTATTAATACTTATGAAGCAGGTGGCGGTGGTAGCATTAATCACGCCCACATTTCCCTCCTAGTAGATACAATGACTTATAGCGGAGAAGTGGTATCGATTGATAGACATGGTATGAATAAAGTAGATAATGACCCCATTAGTAAGGCATCATTTGAAAATACAATGGATCACTTTATCAATGCTGCAATCTTTAGTGAAACCGATAAATTAAAATCTGTATCAAGTCGTATTGCAGTGGGTCGCGTTATGAATGGTGGTACGGGTTCATTTGATTTGATTCTTGATACAGAGAAATTGAGAAATTCAGAATATATTGAGAATGAAACAGGTGGGCGAACCAGCTTCATACCCCTTACGAAAGAACCATTGTTTGAGGATATTATTGAATATGGTTTTGCAAGGAATGACTTTTTTATTCCAAATTAAAAAGACTAATAAAAATTGATTTATTTATTCTTAATTTATTATATTTATAATATTATTAATGACAGAAGTATCAAGAACTGATAATTTTATTGCCAAAAAGTATGATGACCCAGATAATGAGACCTATGAACAGACAATATATAGTAATGGTACGTCAAACAAATATATTAAGCCTCTATATAATCTGATTAAGATTCATAGAATTGATACTGATAAGGTAATTGCCTCATACAAAGAATGTACTCGAGGTCCATATAATATGATGAAGACATTTGTGAAAATTAATAATATTCAGTGGTTTATTGGCACTATGAATCATAGAATGATGTGTTATATTAACTGCGAAACAGGCAATCTTGTAATTGGTAAATATGCATATGAAATTTGGTATAATATTAAGAGTATTTCACCAAATGGAACACTTGCAATTATTAACGAATATGTTTATGGTGGGAATGATGAATATGAACGTATTTATGACTTATCTCAACTCGATACGGTTGGACCCATTCGTAAATATGTTGATAATCTACCAGATATTTTTAATCATAGTTATCCAGAACTATTTACACTAGAATTAATTAGTGATACGGAAGTAAAAGCAATGTATAGATGGTATTATGATAGTGAATGGCGTGATATGGGTGTTTATACGGTTAAATAAAAGTTCTTTGTTTTACAAAGTTATTTTAAAATTAAATAAAAATAATTAAATCAATTATTTTTATTTAAATGGCAATGGACACAAAATATTACAAAAACGTGTCAATGTTCTCAGGTAATTCCTTAATATTAATCTTATATGTATTTCTCATCATATTCAAAAATTTAACATCCGATTGGTCATTCATACGGACGAAACTAATAGATACACCTTTTTTATTAAACCGTCCACAACGCCCAATACGATGGATGTATGTTTCTTTATCTTGTGGCATATCAAAGCAAACAACTAGATTGACTTGGGGAACATCAATCCCTCTCGCGAGCAAATCAGTAGTAAGAAGAATTCTTGTTTTCCCATCTCTAAACTCTTGTACGATATCATTTCTTTCTTGTTGTGTCATCTTCCCGTGAATAGTAGTAATAGAAAAATTAAGTGATGCTAATTGTTCAGCTAGCCATTGGACCTTCTTAATGGTATTACAAAAAATAATTGTTTGAGTTGTTGAAATAAGATTATATAAATCTATAAATACATCAAACTTATTTTCTTCCACTTCTACATCCAAATAAAACTGACTAATAAGGTCGACCGCGACATCGGCATTTTTAAGTAAAATCTTAACTGGATCATTCATAATCTTATCAGTCAGTTTAAAAACGGATGGGGTAAGAGTGGCAGAAATAAGAACCTTTTGACATGTATTTGGTATGTTATTAAGAAGTTTATTCATATCCGTCATATCCTTCTCATCCGTCATATTATCCGCTTCGTCAATGACAAAACAGCTAATATTATCCATTCGTAATTTTTTAGCCTCAATCATATGATTGATACGTCCAATGGTCCCCACCACAATATTTGTATTGTACTTGGTAATACTCGTCCCACCCACACATAAGGATAAGGATAGTTTACTATATTGCGTTATGGTTTGTGCTACCATATGGACCTGCGTGGCAAGTTCGCGAGTTGGCGCTAATATGATAACACGCCCGATATAATCATTATATATTCTATTAATACATCCCAGTAAGAAAGTCGCCGTCTTACCGGTACCTGATTGAGACTGGATGATGCAGTCTTTTCCAGTATTAATCGCCTCAATCCCTCTTACCTGTATACTAGAGGGTGCATTAAATCCATTCAGATATAGCCCCTTCAATATATCTGGTTTTGATACTAATTTATCAAAATTTGTATGCTGTATGTTTTCCTGTTCCATTGTTATTATATATATGTATATATCTTTAAACGAATAACCGGAAACCAAAATATATTTTAAAAAAAATGCGTTTTAAAAAAGTTGAATAATAAAGTATTTAAAGACAAAACCATTAGTAAATTAACAATGACCTCACACAAGCAAACCGAACAAGAAACCACCAAGTTTCAAGATTTTGATGTATCTCAGCTATCTTTTACCGAACTTGCCGAGAATGACCGCTCTAAGAGCCAACTTATTGCCTACCCTAGATATGGTAAGAACGGACAAGCATTGATGCTCCAAGCTCCCTGGATTAAACTGGATGATTATGGTGTTCCCCGTATGAGTGAATACATTAAGAGTGATGCCGACCGAGCCAAGCTCAAGATTCCCCTCAATTCTGAACACCCAGAGAGTCAAGCCTTCCACGATAAGCTGGTTGAGCTAGATAATTACCTGGGTAGCCAGGAAATGAAGGACAAGTTTTTTGGTAAGAAGGCTCCCAAGTACAAGTACATTCCCATTGTTCGCTCTCCTCTTGAAGAAGATGAAGAAGATGAAACCAAGAAGAAGTCCAAGCGTACTCGTCCTTACCCACCCTACCTCAAGCCCAAGGTTGATACCACGTGGCCTGAGACTAAGATTAAGACCAAGATTTTCAAGTCTACTCTTAATGAAGATGGAAAGCGTGAACGAACGCCAAATGTTGTTCCAGTTCTCGATGATGAAGGTAAGAACGTTGTTGATGAAGATGGAAATCTCACCTATCGTCCTATCGAGAGTGTAACAGAGTATGCTGAATTTGTCACCTATCTATCGAATGTGCGTGCAATCATTAGTCCAGTCAAGCTTTGGGCGCAAAAGAAGGCTAGTCAACCTGATGCACAACTACAATATGGTGTAATGTTTAAGATTATCAAGATGGAAGTCGAGCCTGGTGCAGGAAGTGGAAACAGTCTTCTTGCCAGCTATCGCAACAATGACAAGTTCATTGATAGCGAAGATGAGGAAGAATCCGATTCCAATAGATTTAAGGGTCCTCCACCTGCTCCATCAAAGAGTGCACTCCCTCTCAAGAAGACATCTCAACCACCTCCTGCCGATGAGGAAGAAGAGGAGGAAGAGGAAGAGGCTGAAGAAGAGGCTGAAGAAGTAGAAGAGGAGGAGGAAGAAGAGCCTGAACCAGAACCACCCAAGCCAGTAGCAAAGGGTAAGGGCAAGGCACCTACTCGCAAGCAAAAGTAAAAATAATTATTTTATAAATTCAAACTATTTAAATATTTAACTAGTTTAAATTTAATGAACACAAAGGTCCCATATAGAATTAAAGAATTGGATTTAAACAATATCTATTATTCTGATATTAAATCAAATGGAAAAAAAACAATAGTTTATATAAATTATATGGATAATCATAAATTAAAAAATTTCGTTTTTCAGACACCAACAATGTTATCACGTAATAAACCAAATTGTAAGAGAGATATTTATAGTTTAGATGTTCCTCTTGTTGGTAAGGAACCAGAAAAAATGTCTCGATTTATAAATTTTATAGAGATGTTAGATAAGAAAATTATAAAAGATGCGAAAAATAATAATAAATGGTTTGAGAATTTCGCAAATGTAAAAACAATGAAATATCAAAGAACAATCCGGGAAGATAGTAATATGGATAATAGTAATGGAGTTATTAGAATGAAATTAATAAAAAATAATGATTTTGAAACCCACGTTATGACAAAAAATAAAAGAATTCAATTTGATGAAATAACAGGTGATTGTTGGATGAAATGTATTCTTGAGGTATATGCTATATGGATTAATGAGGAAGGGTTTGGTTTATTTATTCGTCCGATTGTAATGGATTTTAAACCGTGTATGAAACAAGTTTATGATTATAAACTGATAGAAGATAGTGATGAAAACGGTAATGAGGTTGAAGATGTAGCAATAGATACAGTTCAAGATAATTCTATTTTCATTAGGTCAGAAAGTGAGATAACATCATCTGTATTAGAATATAATGAAAATACTCCATCAAGTGATATCCCAGTTGAGAATATAGATGCTTGCTCATCTACTAGTTCAACGGAAAAAGAAGAATAATAATCATATTAAAGACCTATTAATTAAAGATATTAATATGGCACTTATGTGTAATAATACTGCAAGTAATGATAGTGTTTATAACAAATTGAATCTAACGTCTCAAGAAATATTACTATTAAGGTCTCTTGAAGAGTTTTACCAGAATAAAGAATATTATGATATATTAGTATCAATAATAGAGGGAACTAGTACGATATCAAGACGAACATTTGAATATTTTGTTACAAATTATGCCTCCAAACACAATATTATTTATGATTTAGATGAAAAAGGAGTTAAAACGAGTTTTAATGTATATAGTTCATATAAAGACCAATTAAAAGCCCATAGAAAGAAGTATTTTGACCCATTTGGACGGGGTGATAGAATACCCTTCTTTTGTCATGACGATTGTGTTATAACCACTATTGGACAGCTTAATTTTTATAGATGGTTTTTCATAAAGAAGATATATGAATATTGTGCCGAAAATTATACACCCATTCAGACAGAATTATTAGCTAATAAACATATCAAAAAACGGGCTACTGATAGGGTAATTAGAAAACGCCCAGCCACAGCCAAAAAGAATATTAGCTATATAAAGGTCGAATATGACCCAGAAAGCGATAATGATATGGTGGTTAGCTTTACATTTTAATTATAAAAAAATTGATAATTAACAAGTATTATTAATTTATTGTTCTTTTTATATAAAAAGCCCAAAAAAATTGATAGTGGCTTTGGATTTTATAATAAAATCCAAAGATTTCCTATTAACCTTTTTATAAACTATATTTAAAAAATGTGGTGCGCGCAACCATCTTTGTTTTCCGTGAATACAATTCGCACTTGCGAATTGCACGGAACACAAATATAGTTTATAAAAAAATTGATAATCAAACATATTGAAGCCCAACCCAATTATATTAACAATGCCTAAAGTTCAAGATAAGAAGAATGCTAAGCCCGTTGAAGAACACCTTTCTGAAGAAGAATATGAGGAAGAAGTTGAGGAAGATGAAGAAGTTGAGGAAGTTGAAGAGGAGGAAGATGAAGCCGGAGCAGCAGAGGATAGTAAGCGGAAGCGTCTTACACCCCTCGAGCTATTCGATGAACTCATCCAACGATTTAATAACATTGAGAGAGCTGAAGCCAAGTTCAATGAAAAGCAAAAGGAATTTGACCAGGTTCAAAAGGAGTTTAATACCACATATCGTAAGAATATGAGGGAGCTATCTAATTATATTAAGCGATTTGACAAACACTATCGAGCACAGGAGGGTAAAAAGAAGGCTCGCAAGACAGGTAATGCGGGAAAGGGTGGATTCAACAAGCCCGTTTCAGTGCCTGAGAAGCTGAGAGACTTTATTGGTATGATTCCCGATGAGGAAACAGGTAAGTATGAGCTCAAGACTCGCCCTGAGGTTACCAAGCTACTCAATGCCAAGTTTGTAGAACTAGGATTGGTTGAAGAGCGCGTAGAGGATAATAAGAAGACAAATATTATCAAACTAAATAGTTCCGCACAAAAAGCACTAGGAGTTGCAAAGAAGGATAGTGAGATTCTCAAGAAGGATATCCAAAAATTCATTGCCAAGTTCTACCACGAAGCCAAGACAGAAAGTGCCACGTAAGTGGCAACTTAATTAATATTTTCTAATTTTTCTTTATTCTCTATAGAATCATTATATATTGTATTTAATTTAATCGCATATATATAATTATTTATTTCTTTTACATTTATTATTGTTCCATCTTTGTATGGAATCCAATTTACAATATTATAACTTGGAATTGATATCCCATAAATATATTGGAATAAATTAATATTGACATTAAGAAGAATAGTATTTTGAAGCCACTCATATGTACTCGGGAGGTTTAAATTTATGATTAAGTGTCCATCCATATTATCGCCTCCATTATTAAATATAATATATGGATGAGAACAATTAAAATTACAAGTTGTTTCCACAAAATCATTCATAATTTTTCTTTTAATTTTTATCTTACGGATTGCATTTGATTGAATTTCTTCCAAAGTGCATTTCAATTCAATCATAATATTATTAGCATTATATTGTTGATATTTTAAAGGTAAAGTAGAAAGATGATAATATTCAGCTTGTTCTTCATCCCAGTATGGTGTTTCTGTTTCAGAACAATCAAGTGAACTATTAGTTTTATTTGGGATAATGGTTTTATTAAAGATATTTAATAAATCTGAAAAATCATATATATCAATATTGTCTATAATTTTATTTATAAGATTATCATTAATATTAAAGAATTTTGTAATAATTTTTTTATTACAATCTACTTGTTTCTTAAACCATTCTTCTAAAAATAATATAAATTTACTTTTATTTGGTTTTTTCATACTATCATATTGTACTTTAACATTATCACAGATTAATATATTATAGGCATAATTAATTCGCTGGAATTTTTCGGTATCTCCATTTGGCTTGTCAGGATGGTATAATTTTGCGAGCCGTCTGTATGCTTTAGTAATTTGGTCTTTAGTTGCATTGGTAGGTATTTCCAATATTTCATATAAATCCATACTATTTATAAATATTAATCGTTTAATTCTTTTAATAAAAAATTATTTATTATTCATATTAATTATTAAAAATGATTAGGGTATATTCAAATTTATCTGAAGAACAAAATAAATGTTTAATTGAGCTAGAGAATAAATGTAAAATAAAATTATTTAAGAAAAAAAATGATTGTGCCATATTAAGAGACAATCTAATGATTATTGAAGAATGTAATAAGATGAAGAAAAAAAAACTATTAGATTGTGCACACGATATAAAAGCTTTAGCAAGTAATTCGTATATAGATATAAATAAATTTATATTAATACAAGAAAATATTAAGAATGAATTAGTAGACCTCGATAATATTATTAATATGATAAACTATAACATTAATAATGAACGATTTATAGAGATTTATGAAAATTAATTTATGGTTCTTAAACTGGCACTAAATTGGAAAGAACCGCTTCTAAATCTTCATATTCACGGCTCCCTTCATATGGTTTAACGTGTTCTCCATCCTTGAATAATACTGTTGGGAATCCATCGACTTTATATTTTTCTAACATATTTGTATCTTTATCTGCATCATATGTTATAAAATTAAATTTAGATTCAAATTTCTTATGCAACATTTCCCAAACTGGTTTAAAACGTTTGCAGTGTCCACACCAGTCAGCTTTAAATAGAATAATATCAACCTTATTCCCACCACCAATCATTGTCTTGTTTTCGAGCTCAGATTTTAAAGCTAAATATTTAGCTTTATATTTAAGATACTTTTCTTGGTACATTATATAATTATATAAAATATAATTATATAATCTATAGCATAGCTGTACATTATATAATTATATAAAATATAATTATATAATTTATAGCATAGCTGTACATTATAATAAGATATATATTTATTCGCAAGAATAAATATATATCTTATTATAATTTATACTATACATTTGCCACCAAAAACAATATTTGCATTAAATCAATTTGGATTTTCGGAATTATTTAATCTTTGCAATTTATTTATTTCAGCTTGCAATTTATTTATTTCAGCGCGCAATTTATTAATTTCAATAATTAAAATATTAAAATTTGTTTGATATACCTCAATGGTTTTTTGATATTGGTAAAATTCATTCGTAGTAGTTGCACAAGCATTTTGAACTTGTTTATAGAGGTTTGTAATTTGTGGAATTTCAGATGACATTTTATTATATATTAAATAATAAAATCTATAGCATAAAATAATCAATTTTTATTTATACATTATTTATATTATAAATCCAGTCTATAATTTGCATCATAATATTATAGGGCTGAGGGTCATTTGCATTTAATGGAACCAATAAGGTATGATTACCATCTTCCAATTCAACAAATTTTTTATTCTTCGTACTACATCCTTCAATAAAAATTTTAGTATTTTCTATATTTGTTATTGGATCGGTTTTTGAATGAAACACAATAAATGGAGTAATACATTTTTTTTTATTTTCATTTAACCATTTCATTGTATTATAACATTCTCTACCCATACTAAGGCGAAGTGGTGCATTATATTGATAATTATTACACTGTTTTGCATTTACATATTCTTCATAGCGACAACTTTTATCTGATTTATATGGAATTAATTCCCAGGTCGGGAATAAATATGATAGTGCTATTAATGGATATACTTTATAAAGCGGTGGTTGTAATTCAGGAGGCATTCCACACATTGGTGCCAATAAGATAATCCCACTTACTATATATGGATAGATAATTGTATATTTAATTGCAATTGCACCACCCATTGATTCACCAAGTAAATAAATCGGAGTGAATGGGTAAGTGATTTTAATTTCAGCAATTAAAGAATGTAAATCAGAAATAAAATCATCAAAACTATCGACGTGACATCTAACGCCGTCGCTCTTCCCGTGCCCTCTTAATTCAAGTGCATATGATTTAATATTTTTTGGTTCCAATATATTAAATCGTTCATGTATTTCATTCATACAACTATAAATTGATTGAAAATGAGACCCCAATCCGTGAATATGTATCATAATCTTATCTACTTTTTTGATATTATGAGTAATTGTATTTAGTTTAATATTATTATTATTTATAATTTCCATTTCAATTAAATCATTTTTTGTTATCATTATAAATAATTAGTATTTTTTTTATGATAAAGAACGATATAACTATCCATCCCACTCGTTTGCATAAACTCTTCTATATTATTTATTTTACTTATACTAGAATCATTCGCTAAATACCAGCTATTACCTTCCCTTCCATAATATATATAATGTCCTCCACCAAAACTACCCATATGTATTATACCACCTTGTAATTCATATCCGTGTCGCCAAGTTAATGGTATTTCAATTTTACTTTCATTTTTCTTCATCATATTATTAAATCTTTTCAAAACAATAATAAGATTATTTTTCCATTTTGATGTTATAGTTTTTTTTCTTGCCACAACATCCATTTTACATTTATCACAATGATACATATTATTTCCACATAATAATTCAGATTTTTTATAATTTCTATAAATATTATTTAGATTATTATCAGTAATTGGTAAATGTAAAAACAAATCATTTTCAATATGGCTACTATCATTCATACATCTCCTACATTTTATAGAGATGGTTGTATCTATACCGAATATATTATATACCCTTTCTTTTATTTCTTTATTTTTTCCAATCAATGCATCAAAGAAATAAACTATAAATTCATAACTATCTTGCTGATATAATCCTTTAAAAATAGGATTATATTTGGCTACTATATTTTTAATTTTAATTGGATTATATTTATCCGTATCATTATACTCAGTTATAATATTATTTATATTATCGTTATCTTTTGCTATCATTTTAATGTCATCGTTAGTGAATAACATTTGAAGGGCTGAATTCATAAAACAAGTATTTCCTATATTTACTAGTCCGTGCATTATTATAATTATTAAATAAAAATTGATTGGGAGATAAAATTTCCAAACGAAATTTTATATTTCCCAATTAACCTTTATGAAAAAGGACCGACACGTCCTTTTTCATAAAAATTGCGCACACCGCATTTCCCAATTAATAAAAATTGATTAAAAAACAACTTAATTTATAAAAATTAATACTATAATGTTTACTACTATATTTAAACTAGTTGGTTATGATATTGCGTCTGGTATACACGATTATAAAGTAACTATGGATGATAAAGCCGAAAATAATATACGTTATATGGATATGAAAAATATTATTGATAGTTTCACTGTCCCTGGTGTTATTGAAATGGATACTATAAAAGATATTCGTTTTATCTATCGCGGGACGACATTATCTATTGATAGTTCATCTAAAATTGAACTACGATTACCAGAATGTGAAACAATTGTTATTCATGTATTTGCATCATCAATGGAAATAAGAGAAAAATTAGTAAATAATATTTTTATTACTTTGAAAAGTTTTCTGCCAAAAAAAGAAGAACCCATAGTAATGACAGATAGTATTATTAATAGTATGAATACCAATATTGTAACTCTCTTTTCTGATACTGATTTTGTAAATTTGTTAAGAATAATTCTTAATAAACCTCATTTACTTAATATCGCTTCTAGTTATATTCAACACGGGAATGTGGTTGAGATAAAAATATCTGATTCAGATGAAATAACATTTACTTTTATGGAACAATATAATACAGTTATGGATATTTTAAAGAAATTAAATGTTAATATAGAAGGTATTGAAGATGAAGTTAAAAATCTATTATGTCATTTTAAGGGACATATTAATTTGACTCTACGGAGTTTACTTGTTGCGGTGTATGATTTATGAGCAACATTTATCGCAACCAGTTATGTTCGCTAATAGACAAGTCTGCACTTGTCTATTACGACGCGCACATTTGTCATATCCAACCAAAGATGGTTATATTGTGCACACCACATTTATTTTATGAAAAAATTGAAAAAAATAATCATTCTGATACGTATATTAAAACTATTAACATGTCTACACAGAAGAAGACAACAACTAATGTCACCGATTCAAAGGGTGACTGGGAAGCTTCGCCCACACAGCGAGGCAAGAATCAGCTCAAGGAGCAAGCCATCAAGGCAAATTGCCCAACTGGTACATTTGACCCCCATATGATTGACAGTATGATGGACCCCAAGCCATCAGCAGAGTCGCTTTTGCTTGAAAAGGCAACGTCTGGAGTCAAGCTGTCCAAGAAGGAGATTATTATTGTTGAGAACATCAAGCAGAAGGAGAAGGAGAGGATTGACAATGACCTCCATCTGATTGAGAAGCAAGGACTGAATGCACGTCCTGAGACTGACGAGGGAAGAACCCGACTCTTGTTTCGGTATGCACAGTTTTACATTGACAATGATAAGGATACTATGGTCTACTACACTCTTACCAAGATTAACGACATTCTTGCGTCGAATCCTGGAATGAAGGCTGTTGTTGACATGTATCCCGAGTTGTACCGAGAGATGATTGACATCAGCAAGACACTGAATCGCATCCGCCTTCAGACTAATGATTTCCATCACAATATGCCTCCTCTGAATGAGAAGGGTTTTGTGCGCCTGGATGATTTCCAGAAGGATGTCATCAAGAACATCCGCGATAAGCGCAGTATGATTGTCAAGGCTCCGACATCTGCCGGTAAGTCTATTCTGACATCTTATCTCTTTTCCCATACACCAGACATCAAGGTTCTCTTTGTTGTTCCGACTGATATTCTCGCTTGGCAAATCGCAGCAATGATTGGAAAGACACTCGGACGAGACATCCCTCTGGCTACTGCATCCTATCAGTCAGACACATCCCTGAAGGGAATGTTGGAGCTGATTGAAACGGCAGGCATTTTTGTCGGCACGCCAACAACTGTGATGGATTTCCTTCCTCTTATCAAGACCAAGTTTGACTGGGTCGTGGTGGATGAGATTCATCTTATTGGTTCCGAGAGGTGCAAGGAGATGGAGCCGATTATCAAGTTTGCATCTGATAGCAAGATTATGGCACTGTCTGCCACCATTGGCAACATTACCTTTCTTCGTGATTGGTTTGTGAAGGTTGGACACACCGATGTCGATGTGATTGAGTGCAACAAGCGCTTTTTCAATCAGCAACGTTTCTTCTACCAGAAGGGTGAGATGGTTCGAATTCATCCTCTCTCAACAGTGTCTATCAAGGACATTGAGACTGGTGATGTAAAGACGTGCAATCTGATGCCAACCCCTCCTGACATTTGGGATTTGTCTCAAAAGCTGGATAAGCTCCTGCCTCGTGAGATGAAGATTTCCAACTATTTTTCACCTGAACATCGCATCACTCTGGATGAGATCAACGAGTACTTTGACAATTTGATTTTGTGGATGGTGGAGAATGTAGACAAGCATCGCGCCAAGCTGACGAGTATCATTGAGTCCTACAAGCACGAGGACATTGCTGAGACGAACATTGATATGTATGATGTGGCAGTTACTCTTCGGGACAACCAAAAGATTCCTGCTCTTGCTTTCCAGACTGATTCACATAAGTGTCTCGACTTGGTACGCAGTTTCAGCCGTCGCATCAGAGATGAGGAGGAAAAGGCATTCCCAAATCTGATGAAGGAGCGTCTCAAGGCAATGAAGGTTGCCGAGGCAACGGAGAAGGAGATGGATCGCGTCAAGTTTGATGAGAAGGGTGAGAAGCAGATGAGCAAGTTGATGATGGAGGGCAAGTTGGACCGCATCAAGGACACCATCGCAATCTCTCTCAACGAGCCCCATCCCAACTATACTATTAATCATCACCAACCATTCAACCAGTCCAAGATTGATGAGTGGTACCGCGAGATGAAGATGTATTTTCCTCAGAATGGTTCCGAGTATCATTACATCATTGACCTTCTTTGGCGTGGTGTGGGTGTCTACTGCAAGGGTCTTCCGGAGCCCTACCTTCACCTGGTTCAGAATCTGGCTTGCTCTGGTAAGCTTGGTTTTGTCTTTAGCGATGACTCGCTCGTCTATGGTGTTTCGATGCCATTCAGGACAGTTGTGGTATCCAAGGATGAGAACATTCTGCACCGCAACGAGGAAGGCGAGATTATTGTCGACGGTATGACCTACCTCCAGATGGTGGGTCGTGCGGGTCGTCGTGGTCTTGACAAGGAGGGAAATACTCTGCACGTCAACTACACGTGGGAGGAGGTCCAAAAGCTGATTACGTGCAAGATTCCTCATATTGTGGGTCGCGATACAATGTTCTATGGTGCAGAGTATGCCAAGATGCTTTCAGAGAATGATGAGCGGTGGGAGAGTATCAAGAAGAACTTTTTGCTTGATACTATTAATGAGGACGCATCTGACTTTTATGAGAGTGTGGATGAGAACCTCAAGACTGGCTGGAAGTTCGCAACTGGAACATCTCAACACTTTCGCCATATGATGTGGCGCTTCCGTCATTCCGAGATGGGATTCCGCGCAGCGTTCATCCTTAATGAGATTCGCAAGACATACAAGCACTGCAATCCAAAGAATGATAACACTCAGGTAGAGTTCGCCAAGCTGATTGCCTATTATGTGGTGGCAAAGGAGGCGACAAGAGATGACCACCTTATGACAGATGTCGAGTCTGCAAATCCACAGCTCCGTGCAAACTTTGAGACTCTCGGTCTCGATATTCCGGAGAAGATTGACAGCCGTGTCTACGAGGTCATCCGTATGAACAGCTTTATTGAGACCGATGGACCCCACGACAAGGGTTCACTACGCTCAGAGTTGTTTGACTTTTGTATGGTGCTAAGAAACATTCAGCACTATTTCTATCATTCCAAGGAGGAGACGATTGCCAAGATGATTGCAAAGCTGATGACTCGTGTCTGGTGGAACTATCACCTTAGTTCACCTGTTATGGAGCCCATTTCACGATATGTAGAATAAATTGCTCACAATTAATTATTAATTTATTTTATTTATATATAAGTATAATATGAAAATATCTGGTTCAGTAGGATATACATTATTAAAAAGAGATAATAAATATGTTTTACTTTTAGCAGATGTACACGATGGTGTGAAATATTGTGAACAAGATTCTGTTATGATTGATAAGTTTTTAAATGTGAAAGATAATAATAATATATTATTAGAAGAAGTACTTAGAGAAAATTTTACTTTAACTGACTTGTGGCCTGGTTCTCTTCACACACAACGACTTAAACAACTAAATGTTAAAAACCATAAAATTAAACCCATTGATATCCGCCCAATGTTATTACCATTTTCTTGGGAATTAGTGGGTATGAATAAAATGAATCAAGATATTATACTAAGAGAATACTTAGCATTGTTAGATAATTTTTTTAATTATAAAAGTACTCGATTTAATAATAACTACATTGTGCCTGAAATGAAAAAATCTTTTGATAAGAAAGATTTAATTATAAAACATTTTAATATATTAAAAGAAAAATATAATGAATTTAAAAAGAATAATATTAAATTTATGGATACTAAAATATTAGATATTTATAAAAATAATAGTGATATATTGGAAACATTAAATAATATTACAAGTAGTATTATGGAATGGTATATAGTAATGTTGGTGCATAATAGTATAAAAAATACCATTATCCACATTGGACTCGCACATTCTGAAAAAGTATTAATATTATTAACAGGTCCTTATCGTTTTGAGATAGTGGAAAATCAAGGTGTAAATAATATGGATAATCTACGTGATACAATGAGAGCGTGTATAATGGTTCCACCAGAGATAAACAATTTATTTAACCGTAAAAATTATTTTCATAATAAATTTGGGGAATAAATTTATTTCTAGAGAATTATAATTATGAGTAAAATTTTTGATGAGGCAGATTATAATTCGCCAGATGGGATGATGACCTCCGTCTGGGGTCCTCCAATGTGGCACATTCTTCATACCGTTAGTTTTAATTATCCAGTTGAACCAACTAATGATGATAAAACAAATTATTATAATTTTTATAATAATCTAAAAAATATATTACCTTGTAGATATTGTAGGGAAAATTTAAAGAAAAATTTAAAAAAACACCCATTAAATAAAAGTGTTTTTAAAAATCGCGATTCATTATCGAGATGGGTATATAATTTACACGAAACAATAAATGAAATGTTAGGTAAGAAATCAAATCTTACTTATGAAATGGTTCGTGATAGATATGAACATTTCCGTTCTCGTTGTTTGAAAGACACCGAAATGATTACCAAAAAAGAAACTGGTTGTACAAAATCCTTATATGGAGTTAAAGGTAAATGTGTTCTTAATATTGTTCCAAAGGATTCAAAATCACCATCATTTAAGATGGATCCAAAATGCAAGATAAAAAAAAAATAGGTTTATTCTCTTGCTAATAAACTATTAACCAATGTAATGTATTGAACTTCTGCTTTATAAGTTGATAATCCACGATATGAATTCCAACTCTTCCATTTAGCAGACCCTTTAAAGTCAAGCATTCCAGGTTGGTCTGTATCATTATCACCAACAGTAGCTTGTTTATATAAACCATATAATTGTCCTAATGTATCATTATCTGGTCTATTTCGAAGATTTTTAACCGCTTCTGCAGCCTGAAGAAATTGAGGAGAATTTGGCATTATTTTAATATATAATTATCTTTTTATATATTTATTATTCAGATGCATGCATTAAGTGATCAAGATTAACATCTTCTAATTGTTTATCAATTGCATTCATTTCTTCTGCAGTTAAATTATGATCCATCACATTCTTGTCTTCAATAAATATTTCTTCCGATTGAGATGATTCAGATAAATGTTCAATTGGTTGTTTTTGTTTTGGTGCAGATTGGCGAGGTGGTTGCGGTTGGGGTGGTTGTGTATTTTGACGTTGTATGGCTTGTAATTGTGCAATTAATTGTGCATTTACATCTGCTTGTGTTGCAAGCTGTGTATTATATTGTTGTTTCATTGAATTAATTTTATTAATCCATTCTTTATCACGTTCTTCGAGTAAGAGATTTATATTTTCATTTGGTAGGTTTTTATTTTCAACTGGTTTATCCTCCGTAATATCTACATTCATTTGTTCTGTTTTATTTTTTTTGGGTTTATTCTGAAATTTAAAATATACAAATGCAACAATGCATAATAACATACCTAATATATACCATTTAAATTTAGGTTGAGAAATAAATCCTAATATTTTTGATACAATTGAATCATTATTTGCAACACTTGCTACGGTATGTTCAGTAAATGTTGTTGTTGGATTATCAGAACTAGTGAAGGTTTCTATAAAACTTTTTGTGCTACTAAGAGCTTTGTCAATTGTAGAACTTGGCATTATAAAAATAATATATTTAAAATATATTATTTAAACTAATTATAATAAATTTCAAGAAATTATTTCTCATTTCTGTTAACAATGAACAGAAAAAGAAAGAATGATATGTATGAAAATAGTGTTCATAAAAAACCAAACATGGGTAAATCATCAGATGAACAAATTGATTGGAACAATATGATATCCGCATCAAGTGTAAAAAATTATATGCTTGATGACCCTCTTATTGATTGGCTAAAACATTATAATATAACTAATATAAATAGTATTCCTACACCACGTGATCATAATAATAGTAATATTATTAATATTAATATTATTGAACCACATACTAAATTTATTATGGAGCAAGGAATTGAGTTTGAAAAAAATGTGATTGAAGTGATAAAAATAAATAAACCAAATATTATGATAAAACAAATATCTTTCACAAATGAAACTCAGTCAGTCGACCATCATAATATGACAGTTGATGCTATGATGAAGGGGGTCCCAATTATTTATCAGGGTGTATTACATTGTATGAAAAATAATATATATGGCTCACCTGATTTACTAGTACGTTCTGATATGATGAAGGAAATATTTAATATTGATATTATGAATAAAAATATTAAAGCACCATTATTAAATTCTGCTAATAATTTTCATTATATTGTAGTGGATATTAAACATTCTACCATAACATTAAATTGTAATAAGGAATATATACGAAATACCAATCATATTCCAGCTTACAAGGGACAAATATATCTCTATAATATGATGTTAGAATCAATCCAAGGTTATATGCCACGATATGGCTTTATTTTGGGAAAGAAAATAACATATACAAAAAATAGAGAAACATTTGAATCATATGAAGTTATGAATAATATAGCAGTAATTGATTACAAAAAACACGATAAGAAAATGGTAAATAAAATATTATCAGCAATTGAATGGATACGTGAAATGAGATTAAAGGGAAGGGACTGGCATATTTTACCAGAACCTTCCAGGGTAGAATTATATCCAAATATGAAAAATGATAAAGATGGAATATATAGAAAGTTTAAAAGTGAAATTACAAAAGAGTTAGGAGAAATAACTAGCATTTGGTGGTGTGGTTATGAAAGACGAATGATGGCTCATCATAAAAAAATATATAGTTGGAAGGATAAAAGATTAACAGCAGAAATGATGGGATTTAATGATACAAAAACAGCCCATACTATTGATATGATATTGGATATTAATAGACAGGATAAGGAATTGATAAGATTAACTGATTTACGAAAAATGATAGATAGGAGATGGCTAAATTTTGGCAATAATGTTATGGAATTTTATATTGATTTTGAAACTATTGCCAGAAATATTGGGCAAATAACAGAGAATAATTTAAGTGGTGATTTTATTTTTATGGTTGGTTTGGGAATGGTAATAAATAATAAATGGGTATTTAAAAACTTTGTTGTAGATGAATTAAAAGATGAATGTGAACATAATATGATAAAAGAAATGTGGGATTATATAGAGAATATAATGAATCAGGAAAATAAAACAAGTTGTATATTTATTCATTGGACTCACGCGGAAGTTGTATTTTATAATAAATTTAAAAATAAAAGCATAAATAGTAATATTCCAGATATTAAATTTTTTGATATGTATAAATTATTTCTTGATAATAATGTTGTGGTAAAAGGTGCTTTTAACTTTTCATTAAAAACAATTGGTAATGCAATGTATGAAAATAAAATGATTGAAACTTGTTGGGATAGTAATAGTATATGTTCAAATGGACTTCAGGCAATGTTTCTTGCTTATGAACAATATACCAGCGGACATATAACTGATATTATGGACAAGATTGTATTTTATAACCATATTGACTGTAAAATAATGTGGGAAATAATGCGATATATTAGGAATTATTTCAATTAGGAATACATATAAAATAATACTAACATTTTATTATAATAATTATGGGATTTGATAAAATGTTATCATTTTTTAATAAAAATTTATCGAATATTAGTGAAGAATTATATGATAAACCCGTTGTGGTGGCAAATCATATAATGATTGATATTAACTTTATATTATATAATTCTATTAAAGAGATTGAGGATGAAGTTAATGATATTATATTATTAATATGTGGTATACCCTATACTGATATTAATATAATTGAGAGTAGAATAAAAGAAATATTGGATTGTCCTCATTGGGAACATTGTTATCTTGAGATGGATGGGAATAGTATTGATATTATAATTAATGATTTTAAAAAAAGTGTTAATATGAATATTGAGAATATTATACAAATACATTTATTACATTCTCTTATTAATAGTATCGATACTACACACGTACAAGAATTTATAAAATCAATAAATATATTTTTCGATGGGATACCAGCTTATTCTAAAATATTAGAACAACGGCGGAGGCGAATGAAGACTTATCTTGATTCGAAAAATAAAAAGAAACTATTAAATGATGCTATTATATTTAATAATATTATTAGTATAAATGATATAACATATGATTATAATGATTGGGTAAAATCATTATATTCGATTGATATGATGCTCGGTCCAAATTCACAATTATTATTAAATACTGCTAGATTTCTGGAAGATAAATTGAGAGATTATTATATTACAAGTAGTATTTATATTAATGATAGTATGACACCAGGTGAAGCTGATTTTAAGATTTTTAGATATATAATCGATAATAAAACAGATTGTGATATAGTTATACATTCATGTGATAGTGATTTTATTTTTATGGTTTTATGGTATCAAGTTATAAATATTGTTAAACATAATAACCTAAATATTAATTATATAAATTATATAGGTAATATGAAGCAGTTATATTGCGCAAAAAAAATAATAAATAGTTTGATGGATAAATATAAATATTTTAATAATATGAATGATGATGTTAGTATAAATATTATTTTTGATACACTTGCAATAATATTAATGTTTGGGAATGATATAATGCCAATTAGTTATGAATTGGGATGTGAATTAAGTTTGAA